AACAAACTTTTCATATATGCTATTTAACTATCTTTTTGCTTTAATTTCAAGAGTTCAGTATGTAGAATGAAGTTTTCTGTGACTAATTTGGTAAGAGTCGACATTATGATCAATCGATCTTCATCTGTCCATGTTTCTTTATCGAACTGTTCTACGATACTAGCGGCGATCATCGTCAGGCTTTCTTTTTTGCCATCTTTAAAAACACCCCAATCTATGGGATCTTCTTCGTCTATAGTAAAAGCGATATCAACTACCTGTTCTGGACTTATTTTAGCCATCCGATTTTTTCACCTTTCTCTTTTCTACGATCATGTTCTTCAACTGAGCTTGGAAATCTCCAAGCCCAAATAGCCACTAACGCCATGAATACGGCTGTGCTGACGATCCCTATGGGTTTGACACCGCCGGTGTACATCAATATTAGACTCAGTGACATCATGCCTAACATAAAGTATCTCATCTTCTGCGGGAAAACACGCTTTTGATTCCAATTGGTCAGGAACGGGCCAAAGATCTTATGATTATAGATCCAACGATGCATCCTTTCACTACCTTTTGAAAAACAATAGGCAGCGAATACTACCCAGATACTATAAGGAAATCCCGGAGTTACGATCCCGACGTAGGCTAGTCCCAGAGATAGGAAACCTAATATATTCCAAAATAATTTTTTCATCTTAGTTGGCAAAAACATTAGAGCTTCCGCTGCTGATAGTGGCTCCGCAATCGTAACGATCTCCCAATCTTCCTAGATTAAGATTATTAACGAACACATTAGGGCTAAATGTTACTAATCCCGGAGTATGGCTAGGACATGCAGGGGGAGCAAATGTGTGACTTTCAACAGCATCACCTTTTCTTACTACACCGACGCCGTTGACAAAGACGTTCGAAGAACCGATATCAGTTTCGGTGCCCGATTGGCAAGTAGGGTGATTGATGCTCACCTTATCAACTCCGTCTTTTCTCGCTACTGCTGGCATTATGCTAATTTGATTCCTGTAGTGCCCTGGATATACTGATCAGCAAACATCTTATCGCAGGTAGTGATAGCTGCTACCGCAGTATATAAAATCGTAATACTTTTATCTGCATTAGCAGTGAACATGTAAGGAACCATGCCCATGCCTTGATTGCTCATACTCAACACCAATGGCTTTGAAACACGATATCCTGTGGCATTTTCATCTTCTAGTTTAGTGATCAGCTCTTCGCCTGATGTGAGCTTGATGCTGATAACTTCTCCGGGGCTTACGCCTTTATCAATAATCATTTTTATCCTTGTAAGTGTTTTTTAAGTTCGGTAAATCCACCAATTAGTTCTTCGTCTAAAAAAATCTGAGGAACTGTTCTAGCTGTGGGTACAGCTTCTAATAGATCTTCTTTAGTGTACCCGTCTCCGATTTTACGTTCTTCAAACTCAATACCCTTCTGCGTCAATAATGCTTTAGCTTGATCACAGTAAGGACAATTATATTTGCTCCAAACAACTGCTTTCATTTTCATCCTTTTCTTAACCAGTGTAGACGACCGTACCTTTCTTGTCTACTACTCTAATTATCAGAGCACCACGGGTTTTCTTTGAAATCGCGGCTGCGATGGCCTGAGATTCCGAACTGTAACTGCCCAAAGTAGTCCAGGATTCGTAAGGTGAATTTTTCTTATATTGAGCTTTATACATTATAGTTCAGGTAATTCTGCGTAATCTAGATTATCGCTCATTACTCCGATAACATAGTTAGTGCTTTCATTTTCTTGAAGAGCAGTCTGCTTCTTGCTGGTATCACTATGTTTATTAAACCAAGGAATCGGTGTAGTTTTCGGATGAGCATTCCAATATTTGATTCCGATCTGTTTGAGAGCGTCGTAGGCTGTAAAATCCACAAAGTCCTTTAGGATATTAGCATTAAGACCAATAACCGGACCTTTCTTGAACAAGTAATCCGCCCATGCCTTTTCTTCAGCGATGACATCTTTATAGATCTGGATAACTTCGGATTCGCATTCTTTAGCAGCTTCAGCGAATCTTGGATCTTCCTTAACAACTTGATTGATCATATAAGCAGTCCAACCTTTATGTAGCAACTCATCTTGTAGAATTAGACTGATGATGTTTCCGTTGCCGATAAAGATCTTGTTTTCAACCATGGCAAGACTAGTAGCAAAACTAACCATAAATCGGAACGCTTCTAGTCCATACGATGCGTGAAGTGCCAGATAGATTGCCTTGACATGTTCCTTCTCGGAAAGCTGTTCGCCTAGTTCTTTACGACAATTAATTTGATGTAGTTTTTCGTAGTAATTGCCGATGCTAGAAGCCATGTCAACGATTTCTTGTGTATCGTGGATAGTGTTGAACACTTCCTTGGGCACGTTGTAGATGTTGCGAATGATGTGACTGTAACTACGGCTATGGATATTAGTCTCGAAGAACGACCAGTTGTAGATAAGTGCTTCCAGTTCTGGAAGGCTTACCACAGGTGTAAAGACTTGGCTAGGAGCGCGGCCTTGTATGCTGTCTAGTGCTGTTTGACGTAAAAGATTACTAGTAAAGATATGTTTGATAGCATCACTGGCATCTTTGAAGTCGCCGGCGTCTTTGGTAAGACTAATCTCTTCTGGCACCCAGAAGAATCCACGTGCTGTGGTTTCGAAGTCTGCGATCTTTTTATATTTGACTTCTTCGAATCGTTGAATGGTCACAGGACCTGCTAGGTCGAGGAACATCTTGCGATTAAGATAATCTGTTTTTGTTATTAAGTTATATTGTTGCTTCGACATTTATTTTCTCTTTATAATTTGCAAGATTCGCAATCATCATCGTCTTCGATAAGCTCTCTTTCATTATGAAATCCATTGTAATGGACTTCGGGGGTTCTTTCTTCATTCTTAGAACCCGCTTTATTGATTAGGCTGTAATAAAAAGTTTTTAATCCCCAACGATGTGCTAACATTAGATTTTTAGCTATCAGTGTAGTTGGAACTTTTCTATCTGGGAAGTGAGCAGGATTGTAAAATGTGTTAGTCGAAATACTTTGATCTACATAAGCTGCCAAGACTGATGCTGTTTTAATATAACCAACACAGTCTGTCTGTTCCCACATCAATTGATACTTGTTCTTTAATCTATGATATTCAGGAACAACTTGTGTAAATGATCCTGCCTTAGATTCTTTAGTTGAAATTAAGCTCATTGGCATTTCGATGCCGTTAGTTGAGTTGATAACAACTGAACTAGACTCTACCGGAGCGATAGCCATTAGTGTGGCGTTTCGAACACCATACTCTTTCATATTGGCACGTAGAGTTTCCCAGTCAAGCTCAGGAGTAAAGTCAGTAAGTTCGTTAACTGCTGATGCTCTAAGCTCCCAGGGAAATATACCTTTACCATAGCGTGTCAATGCACTGTCTTTACACGGACCTCGTTCGCGAGCCAACTCCACGGTTGCTTCTGTGAGATAAAAGGCCTGATGTTCCATCCATGATTTAACTTCTGCCAACGAATCTCTTTCTCCATATTTCAGCCCCCTTTTAGCATGCCAGTAGGCAAGGTTAGTAACTCCGATACCCAACGGTTGGATTTCGTCGTTAGATAGTTTACTCTGGATACTCAAGAAATCTTGATAGTCCAGGATGTTACATAGGCTACGCTGTAGAATTCTGCAGGCACGTCTCATATCTTCCGGGTTGCGGAAGGCTCCCCAATTAATAGAACCGAGAGTACATAACGCTATGCGTCCCTCAGGGTCGTCCAAACGTTTAAAAGGTTTCGTGGGTAGCAGAATCTCGCAGCATAGATTACTTTGATAGATGGTATGATAGTCGGGATCAAAAGGTCCTTGATTCATAACATTATCAATAAACACCAAATAGATTCTACCTGTGTCTGTGCGTTCTTTTAAAATGCCTGACTTGAATACTTCTTCAGCAGGCATGGTTTTCTTTCTTAGATCTTTACGCTTTTCATATTTTACATATAGCTCTTCGAACTTTTCTGTATTGCTGTAAAACGCCTCGTACAAGTCAGGAACTTCGTTAGGATCGAAGAATGTTATGTCTTCTTTGTTTTTAAATCTTCTCCAGAAGAAAGCACTAAGCACAACCCCATAATCCATATGACGGACTCGGGTTTCTTCTGTTCCTTGATTGTTCTTAAGGACAATAAGATCATCAAACTGATGATGCCAAATAGGATAGAATACAGTAGCACTAGCATTGCGGATGCCTCCTTGTGAACAACTGCGTAAGTCACCGAACCACTTCTTAAGGAAAGGAATCATGCCGGTATGCATAATCTCACCACCGCGGATCGGACTACCTAATGAACGTAGACGACCGATCTCTAAACCAATACCGGCACGTTTGCTGGCATACTTGGCCATCATTTCTCCACTGGCAAAAATGCTATCGAGATC